CGATTCCATTTTCCAATATTGCACCACTGGAAACATTAGGGGAAGCTAATCCGTTTCTTACTTTTGAATCTGTAGTTATTCTTACAGAACCTTTATAAAAATCTGCTGGGTCAACATGAAACTGAGCGTTATTACCTCTTAAACTGCTGTCCCTTTTTATACGCATAGTTACTGTATCACTAGCTGTAGTTGTTGTTAAGTCACCAGCAACCCTTGTTCCATCTGTTGGATTACTTTGATGAAAGTAGTTGTAATGATTGCCTGGTGGACTATGAAACTGTTGTGATGTAGATGTAATAGAGTGTGCATTGTCTAGCAACTTTCCAGTTAATACAGATTCTTTTACAACTTCACCCACTTTACCTAGATACTCCATGTCCAGTGAATAGTTGAAACCTCCCATAGAATATCTTGCAATATCTACAGAGCTGTCTGTGAGATAAACATAACCATCGAAAGTAGAGTCTCCATCATATCTAAATGGAACATACACACCAGATTGTGCCATAGAAACTAATTCGTCTCTGATATATTTGACTGTAGCTAAATCTGTTTCAGCAATTTTACCTTGTATTCTTAATTGTCTCTCCCCTCCACCACCAGAAAAATCTAATGAAGCTGGAGACGTTATGTCTAATCTACCAATATGAACTTGATGTGCCACTAATTTCTCCTAAGACCTGTTCCAGATGAACCTTCTTTATCTAACTTATTAAGTGCCTTACTAATTTGAATTGCCGCTTTTCTTGCAGATATTGGGTCAGAAGGAACTCCTGTAACATTTACATTTAAGTTATTTACTACTGTACCAGACTTTCCAGTACCTAAAGGTTTTACCATAAATCCATTTCCAGGAATAAACTTAACTTCTTCTGGGCCATACTCTCCGACAAGAGCACGAGTCATAGGGTCGCCACGACCTCCATATTTATATTTCTTAACTCTACCACCCATAGCAAAACTTCCTATACCATAGTTATCTAACGATGCTAAAGCTTCTAATATTCTTCTTGCAAGAGATTTTTCTTCAGCGTTGCTAGAAGTATCACCTCCACCAGCTTTACCTCTAGGAAAGTAGCTATTGTTTGGTTCTGTATAAAAAGAAGGATTTCTAGGAAAGAAAGTATTAGGGACACCCATTTCATCTGGGTCTAGTGGAACAAATGGAGTTGTAGGCTGTGTTTGTCCTGTAAAATTATAACTATCTGCTTCCACTTTTTCTATAAGTGCTTTTGCAGCGGCAGCAGCAATGATGGCTTCAGTTAATGGAGTAATTATTGAATAAATATTTTTACTCGCATTTACTGTATTGTTTATTGCATCTGTTATACCGTCATAACTACTTGCTACTGTATTTAAGCTGTTCAATAATGTACCTGTAGCCATAGCTTCGTTAAAATCGTTTCTAGCTTTTTCTAATTGCATATCTGCTTCTACTTCTCTTTCTTTAGCAGCAGCAACGTTATTTATAGCATCTTGAACTTTTGTGTCCATAAGAGCTTCTTCGTCTTTCAATCTTATGTTGTCTTCCCTTGCTTGGACTAGTTCATCACTAATACGAAGAGCATCTTCTCTTGCTTGAACTAAGTCTCTTTCAGTCTGAGCTAATTCAAGTATTGCTAATTTTCTCTCGTCTTCTGTAACATCTTCTCCTTTGAGAGAAGCTAAATCTTCTTCAGCAGCTTGTAATTCAAGATTTGATATAACGCCTTTAGCTGCCATAGCTCTAAGGTCTACAATATTTTCTTCTGCTCTTTGAATTGCTAATAATTCTTTAGCACTTTTCTTGCCTTCAGCTTTTTCAATTTTGTTCTCTAGTTCAACCTTTCTTCTTAATAAAGATATTTCCTCATCTAAAGTTATTACGCCTTTCGCACCCTCTCTTTCTAACCTTGCAAGATTTTTATTGCTTTCATTTAGTCTGTCAGTAATCGATGCTTGAGCTCTAAGCACTTCATTTAGTCTTTGTTCTGAGCTAATACGATTTGATAGTGCAGAGTTGATTCCTCTCTTTGCATCTTCCCTTGCTGTGTAAATAGAAAAGTCAGACATTATTTTGTCTATATAATCTCCTCTAAGTATAAATCCAGTAAGAACATCAGAAAATGCTTCTTCTACTTCTCTCTTTTTAGACTTTATACCACCAATGACACCATCAATCATAGGAACACCTAGTTGCTTAAATGTTAACCTAGATGGAGAACCCTTCTGTATAGCAAGTCCAGCTGCTTCAATTGCGTCAACTAATGTTTCAGAAAATATATTTGCTAAATCTTCTTTTCTTGATTCTATACCTGTAACAACACCTTCAGCTAAATCTATACCAAGTTGACCTGCTTCACCTAATTCACCTGAGTCTAAAGCTTCCTGTATAGAAGCCATAGCTTGTGCTTGCAACTCTGGTCCTACAGCTTCAAGTAATTGTCCTTCAGCAATCGCAGCAAGGAATGGTCTTTCTAAAAATTCTTTTGCTAGCTTGGTTGTTTGAGGTCCTTGCTCTGCTAACTCTTTAGCAACTAAAGGTGCAAATATAGACAACTCTCTAATAGCATCTTCAAACTCATCTTGGATTCTTAAATTTTCACTTAGGTTCTTAACAAAAAGTTGTGCTGTAATTCTTGCTGTCTCTGGTAATTTATTAAATCCGTCTATAGCATTTTGTAAAGACTGTTCTAGTGTATTGTCGATAGTTTCAGATATACCAAGTAACATTTCATCAGTAATACCTAAATCTTCTTTTAATCTATCTTGAGCATCAGAGGCTTTTCCAAACTCCTCTGAAACAATCTTGCTAACTAATCTTTGTGCTTTACCGAATTTATCTATGTCTGTTGCATCAATGAAATCAGACTGTGCAAGTTTACCAGTACTTACTAGTAATTCTTGTTGCTGATTTAAGTAAGCTGCTTTAGCTTGCATTAATAAAGAAGCTTGTTCAAATATTTGAGAATCAGTTAAGTCTTCTAAGTCAGTTTTAGATATAAGTTGTATAGTGTCTCCAAAAGCGTTTAATATTTCTAATAACTGTAGCAATTCTTTATCACCCAAATCAGAAACCAGTGAGCCGTATATAGTGTCTCCTAATCCACCAAACATATCTCGACTTAATCTATTTACTGCTTGTTCCGAAGCAAAGAAGAAATCTTCATACAATTCATCTACATCTTTACCTCTATAGTTTCGCGTCATTTCTCTAAAATCAAAGATTGCTCTTCCATCAATACCTGCTTGTTGAAATGCATCCGCAGTTCCTCTAGGGAATACATTTTGTATAAAGTCTATTATTCCTACTTCATCTTGTATCCTTTTTAAAGCTCTATTAATTTCGTAATCCCCAAAATCACTTTCTATAAATGCTTCAACAAAATCTCCTATATTTGGTATATCCCCAGTGTGAATATCTGTAACAATACCTGACATACCCTGAAAGAAAGTATCTTTAAATATGTCTACATTCATTTCTAGAACTCTTGCAGTATTCTTAAATTGCTTTTGTAATTGTGGGTCATTTGCTATAACTAATCCTTCTAATAATTCTCCAGCATTCTTATTAATTACAGATTTCTTACCACGAATTGTTTGGTCTAAATTATTTATATAGTTGTTAAGTGCCTTTTCAGTTTCTTTAGTAGCACCTTTTTCCATAAGGTCTTCTTTCATTATTTTTAATTCACGCAAGTTTGCTTCAGCTTTTTCTAACTCGGACACTCCTTCCCCGACAGAAACAAGACCATCAGAGAATTCTTGCATTGCTCTATTTTTTTCACCCATTCTTTCAAAAATTTTGAACACTCCCTGAATGGCAAGTATTGGTCCTATAAACTTTGCTATACCTATAACTATATTTCTCATTGCTAAAGCGACAGAATTAGCAACTGTATTAAAACCTATTAAAGCTGCTGTGAAACCTTTTGTACCGCTAATGCCAACCTTTGCAGATTTGTTATAGTTTCTAACTTGTTCGTCCATGTTTGAAATGAAAGTGCCAGTATTTCCAAATACTCCATTTGCTTTTAAAAATTGAACAGTTGTTTGTCCCTGTGCTTGTGCTAATAGTTGTACACTTCTATAAGCGTCTCTAGTATTCCTATTAAACATAGACATAGAAGCACTTACTCTTCTTGTCTGCTCACCAAGACCTGCTGCTATACCGCCTGTAGCTACTGCATTCGTATTGACTCTTTCTGTTATTCCACCTCTAGCAAAATTTCTAATTGGTGTTTGAGCTAACAAAAGTCTGTCTTTAACTTTTCTTGTTGCAGTAAACATTAAACGTTCTTGTTCAGCATTTAAACCAGACAAACCTGTTCTTGCCATATTTAATGCGGCAGTATATTCCAGTGTGTCTGCAGTTAAAGTCTTATATGCATTTCTTGCACCTAATGGAACTAAAAAGAAAGTTGCTATCGCACCAGCCAGAAGGGAAAGTTTTTGAAAAACACCTAATTGGTCATCACTTGCTGCTGATAAGTTTAAAAAGGCTTCAACTATTGCATTAGTAGCAGGTAGTAATCTTTCTCCATAAACTAAAGCAGTTTCATTAAGTCTGTTTTTTAATATTTGAATTTGTGAAGATACTGTTTCGTATCGTCTTTCTGCTTCTGTTGTAAGTGCATTATTTTCAACAAACTCTTCATTAGCCATTTTTAATGCACCAGTTAATAAACCAGTTTCTGTTCCGTCATCACTCTTTGCTCTAGCTAATGCTAAGTATGCTCTACGACTTCTTATCTGGTCAAGTCCAAGTCTTTCTAGTACAGCTATTGCATCTCCACCTTCAGCTTCTACTCTTCCTAACCCTTCAATAAATTGAGCTATGGCCATAGATGGGTCAATTGAAAACAGTTCTTGAAATGCTTGCATACTAACACCAGCAGTTCTAGCTACTTCTCTTAACTGTGGGCCACCTACATCAACTAATCTATCTAGTACTTGTGTAAGCCTAATAATTGCAGTAGAACCTGCTTGTGCTGGCTGACCTACTGCTCTAAGTGCAGTTGCAAATGCTAAAGCATCAACAGCAGGTTGGTTAAAGTTTGTTTGTAAACCTGCGGTAGCAGTGGCTATCTGAGTAGCAGCAGTAATAATTTCTGATTCAGTAGTAGCAAAGTTGTTACCTAATTTAACAACAACAGAAGCTAGGTTATCTATTTCGTTAGAAGTTAAGTTAGTTATCTTTTGAAGTCTTGCTAATGATAGTGCAGCTTGTTCCGCTGAGAGGTTTGTAGCAACTGTAAGCTTTTGTATTGTATCTGTAAACTTTACAATTTGGTCAGCTTCAATACCTAACTGTCCACCGACTGCTGCAATTTGAGTTAATTCTGATACAGCTGCTGGGGAAAATTTAGCAATGTTTCTTAGCTGACCAGCAATAGCATCGAAAGCTTTTTCTACTTGTTCAGCATCACCAGATACGTCTAATGTTTTCTTAACATCCGCAAACTGTTGCTCAAAAACAACAGCAGCTCTTGCACCGAATAAGAAAGCACCACCTAATGCAGCACCTAAACCACCCACAGTAGAAACTGTAAGTTGTTGAATAGCTTTACCAGCGGTACCAACTCTTGAAGACATGAGTTTCATATTTCTTTCAACATCTTTGACAGCATCATTCATTGCTGCCTTGTCAAAAGACATCTTAAGGGTGGTGTTTATTGTACCTGCTTGAAATCCTTTAGCCATTACTTCTTCTTCACGTCCTTCATAAAATCATCTAAAGACATAGTATCACGAGGTCTATTTCTTCCCCGTATTCTGTCTAGCTCTTTCTTCCACCAACCTTTAGGTGGTTCTTTTGAGTTGTCAGAATATTCAGGAGTGTACTCTTCTTCATTAATAAAAGCAGAATACATAGGTCCATAAAAGGAAGACTTATCAACAGGAAGATAAGCCAGTAAGACCATAAATTTTCTCCAAGTAAGAGATAAAGGTGAATTTATATTATAGAACCTAGCAAAATCAGCTTCTATAGATGACCACCTAAAATAGATATCCCTAAAGGAGAAACTTATTTTGGGGAATCTTGTCCCTCTTGGTCATCAGCTGTTTCCATTTCTCCTTCACCAGTAGCAATACCATACTTATCTAGTAACCAGTTTAATAGTTCTTCGAGTTGTGGCCATGTCGCACCATTTTCAACAACCTCTTCTAAAGTTTGTTTTCCTAATAATGATTCGAGCCACTCTGGTATTACAGAAGTAGGAACTACCCCTGATTCGTCCATGTATCTCATTTGTGTAAGAATCACTCTTGCAGGTATTTGTCCTGGTAATGAATATTCTTTACCACTCAATACGAACGTAAGTTCATCTTTTGTATCTTCTTCAACGCTTGCGTCGAAGTCTTTATAATTGTCAGCCACGCCGACCTCCATTCTTATCCATAATTATTATTTTAGTTAATGTCGAATACATCTGAATCATTTGTATTGTCAATGATTCTAAACAATTCTGTGTACTGTGCTACAGATTTAGGTCTTAGGACCTTGAACTCTGTTGCGATAACAACTTTCTGTGGTGCTTTTTGATGAGCCATTGAGAAAGCTCCAACGTTTACTGCACGTGGAATTTCTACATGTCTATCTGCACCAGCAGGTCCGTCAACAATTAACAATAATGATTTCTCATCAAAGTCATCTGTTGCAGGCGGTTTAATTGCATTGTAACCAGTTGCATAACCGTTTGAACCGTCACCAGTTGTGATGGTTCCTCCACCAAGAGCTACCTGTAAGTTAGCTTGTGAAGCTTGTGCAAGCTCACCAGTTAATCTAACTTCTTGTGCAGTCTTGAATGTAGCGATAGGGTCAATTTCTTCAGCAACCATTATGTCTTCAAATGTTTTATCCATTTCAAGAGTCCAACCGTCTTCTGAATATCCTACGTCAACCCATCCAGAAGCTGGGTCAGCCCATGCTCCTGCACCGTCATCAGTAGGAAATGCTACGTAGTCACCAGATGCATTACCTTCGTTGCTTATTGCAGCAACATAAAGTACACCAGTTCCGACAATAACTTCAGATATTGTACCATTTGTGCTTGGCATAATTTATCTCCTGTTATTCTTCTTCGCTTATACTGTCTTGCAAGACACTCTCGCTTTCGAGAGAATCCTCAACGTCAGCTTCCAACGGAGCATCTTCAATTTCATTGTCTTCCATTGAAGACTCTGAATCAACTTGAATAAGTAAAGGGTAAGCATCTCCTTTGAGATACCATTGTTTTTCCCTCAATCTATTCCAGTCCGATTCTCCAATCTCCACCGCATCAATTTGAGTAAACATAAGTCCACTAACTACATCTCTCGCTTTCGGGCGAGAAAATAGTGGGTTAAGTTTAACCAAAACTTTTTTATCTTTCTTTGCCATATCTTTTCCTATACCGCTCTATATGTCATAGCTAAAGCAATTGAATACCTGCCAAGACCAGTTGAGACTTCTTCAATTCTTGTTGGGAATTGAACAATGTCAAAACTATATATCTTAGCTCTAGTACTACTATCGCTTGTAGTTATATATCCATTAGAGTAGTTGAAAGCTGCTTGAATAACGGCATTTGCTAAAGACATTGCCGTATTGTAATCAGCGAAAGGTTTATCATTACCTGTGCCACCCCATCGACCTGCGTAACATTCCATCGGTATTAGGGCATTTTGTATGTGAGCCTCACTTCGTGGGTTTATTAAAGCACCGCCAGCTCTGAATAAAGTTAAAAATGGTAATTGAGAACCACGAGGTAATCTAGTTGCAATATTTGTTCCACAAATATCAGTTATAACAGTTTGTTGTAACGCCCACGCACGTGCAACAATTTCTGCATCAGGTGGTACTAATTGCGACTGGTCTCTAGTATTTGGCATAGTATTATATTACTTCCTTATTTACAGAAGTATTGTATTAGTAACCAATTGGGTCTTCAAAAGTTGATGGGTCTTCCTGTGTTAAATCGTCAATTACTTTATCTATGTCAGCATTATGCTTAATTGAACTACCTGTTTTATTTACTATGTAGTCTCTTATGTCTTGGTTTGTGATTGCTCTAGGACTATTGTTATATACTTCAGCTCTAATTACTGCGTGAAAAGCTCTTCTTACATGAGGGTCAAAAGAAACTTTATCCAGTATAAATTGCAATGCTCCACCCATATTTTTATTAGCTGCTAAAGCTATCTGTCTGTTGACATATTTTTTCTGATTTCTAAAGTTGCCAGTAGTCAGACTATAATTTGATACATCTTTTTTAGCCTGCTCCCTAGAGTTAAAATTAGTAGTACCACCAAATCTTTCTGGTTTATTGCTTCCATAGTGAGTGCCTGGAGTTGCTTTAGGTTTTTTACCTCTTATCTCTGCACCATTAATTACCCTACCAGTATCATCCTGTTTTTGTAGATTGCTTATGAATGAGTTGCTAGATTTTTGTAATTCCTCTTTGGCTTTGTAAAACATAGTTTGTGCATCCATATCTCCATTTTCAACCATCTGAACTAGTTTATTTATTTCATCAGGTGCCATAGCTTCTGCAAAACCATCCATATCAAAAAATATAGCACCCGCTTGCGTATTGAACTCAGCGTCCATAATTGCTTCTTCTCTAGTACCAGATGTAATTTTTTGTGTTTTCTTTTGACCTCTCCCTTTCGGGTTATTAAATCTATGTGAGTAAATGCCAAACTTTCTTATTGAGTCACTAATTCTATCTACGTAAGTTAGTTGGAATTCAATAAGTATTGCTAACTCACCAGCAGATAAAGCAGAATTACCAGCACCAGCTTGAGCAAGATAATTTTTTACCATTCTTTGATTAATTTTATAAGACAACATTTCTATCTGAACATTATCTAACCCTAGTTCTTTTTGTCTAGCTCTAAGTCTTGTTCTTATTTGTTCTTGGATATTAAAATTAATTCGTTCAGATTGGAGCTGTCTTGTTATTTTTGCTAGACCAACTTGGTCCATAAAGTTAGGACTACTTGGGTCTTGGTCTCTTAATAACCTTAAGTCATCATAAGGATTTCCACCAGCTAAATCTGCTGTGTCTGAACTTACAACACCTTGCTGCCTAGCTGTTCCATAACCAACACTTCTTCCATATTGTGTTTTATAACCTGTAATTTCATAAGAAATTTGTCCTCTACTATCTACAATTTGTTTAGCATCGTATAATGATAAGTCTGGTTCATCAAGAGTTCTACTGCCTATGTTGTATTCATACAAATCTGCAAACTCATTAGGTGCATTACCAGGACCAGTAAACTTAAAGTCTGATTGTTGTCTAGCTGCTTGTTGAGCTTTCTTAATGTCAATTGCAGGGTTACCAGTTGCTATGGGTTCAAATGCTTTTCTATTAAATACATTCTTTGTAAGATAAGCACCACCGAACAATGCATCATCTATCGTATCGCTAAGTATTTCTAATTCACTACTACTTACGCTACTTCTCAAAATTTGACTTTTATCTAATCTCAATCTTCCGTTGTCTATTATTGGATTACCTAATCTATCCTTTCTACTTTTAGCAAATAGTTCCTGCATTATCTTATCTTGTCTACCACTTGATTTATAAGTAGAACCATGAAGCAATGCTTGACCGTCACTACCACTAAGCCTCATTCCAAATTGTTTCATTTGTTCACTACCTATTGAACCAACTGGTTTCTTTGCTGACATATTTAAGCCAAATGCAGTAGCTGCTTTTAGTCCAGCGTTATACATAAGTAAGCTAGGAGTGTAAACAAACATATCAGACCTATTTAATAGTTTTCCGCCTCTATCAGTACCAGGCCCACCCATCTCAATTTGAAATGCATCTCTAATAAAATCATTAGTCTTACTATTAGGAGTTCTTCCACCAAAGGCAACATTGATTTCAACAGTGGCTTCCTTGTCAAATTCAGGGTCTTGCACATGAATGGCAGCTTGTATTTGTCTTCTGTTAGGTATGAAGTTATGCCTCTGCGGATTATCACTACTTTGAGAAGTATGTAATTTATTATGATGTTCATAAGTTTTATTTTGTCCTTTAACTTTTTTAAATTGAGTTTCTGTAAATTTACCAAAGTTCCCCTTTTCAGTAGTTCTACCAACTATTTTATTAGAAGTTACTGCTCTAGAACCTACTGTATATCTTTGTGTTTTTCTCTTCTGTTCATATATGTGTTTGTATGCAGGGTCGTTTGCGTAAAACCTTGCGTTCATTGCTTGTTCGGCAGTCAAGTCGTTTGCACTTTCTAAACCAAGTAGATACTCTGCTTCAATAGGAATTGTTTTTCTAACTTGTTCAACAATATTTTTTTGAATGTCAGCAGGGTAGTGTCTTGTAACTGTACCATCATCATGGAGTTCATCTATAAAATTTCTTGTAAAAGTTTTCTTGCCTGTTTCAACTCTTCTAAAAGTTGGCTTACCATACAACTCAGTCATGTCTCCACGTAGATACCTTGAAGCATTTGCTACTGAACCAACCTCTGCTGGGTTCATACCTTTCTCGTAATATTGGTCTAATATTTTTCTTGCAACTCCTGGGAGTCTTTCTTTTACACTTCTATGTCCAGCAGCAATCGAACCTATAGCTACATGGTCTTCCGCTTCTCTTAATATCTCTGAGTTTAAGATATTAGAAGCCCAAGTAACTAAGTCATTTTGTGTAGCGGTAGAGATATCTCCAAATGCATAAGTAGCACCAGACATAGTTTTAAATTCCTGAAGTATTTCATCGTGACTAATCGACAGAGGTATAACAGATGAATTATTTTTTTTTGCAAATTCATTAGCAGCACTTCTATCACTAAACTGCGTTGGCTTCATAATTGTAGCACCATCTGCTGTTGTTCCATGTGCACTCAATACGCTATATACTTCCCTTGTATCTCTTAACGCATTAGCCCCCATGATGTTTAATATGTCATCATTACTTAACATTGCATCTATATCTTCCATTCCATAGTTCTGAAAAGATATTGCAGCCATTACACCCTCATCTTTATAAGAAAGTCCGTCGTCTTTTAAACTTGCTCTTTGTAATGCGTAATAGTCAGGTGCATCAGATATAGCAATTGCTTGTATGGCTTTGACAACTTTATCTAATCCTATCTGATTCTGTCTTGCTGCTTTCTTTACTGCACTGTCAACCTTTTTAGCATCTAATTGGAAATCACCTAAAAATACTTGTTTAGCTTTTGACTCCATTCTTTTTAATCTAAGAGAAGTAAACCTACCACTAACAACTCTTGCATATCTTCCACCTATACCACCTAGACCAACTGGCATTGCATAACTTACAGCCGTACCAACTATTCTGCTACCAAATTGATAAACTAAACGCCTGATAACACTTTCGCTTTTAAATTTACCTTGAGATTGCTTTAAAGCGTTTACGTCACGTGACCTTTGTAAACCTTCATATATCCCACTTCTAAGTGCTTTTGTGTCTGCACCAGTAACAGCGGAAACAGTACCTAAGTTGTATGCAAATCTGTAACCTCTATCTGTATGAGATGGTGAATCACCTAATGACTTGTATAATTTTCTAGGAGATACAATAGACTCTCTAAAGTCAGATGCTACCCTACCAAGATATCCCACTTTTATTCTCTAAATAATAAACTTAAACTTTTATAATAAGTATTACCGTCTAACTTTCTACCTTCACTAACACTATTTATTTCATAGTACCTATCAGAAGACGGCTCATAAATTCTATCTGATGCTTTTACATCAGTATCTCCAGGAACAACACATGAAAAAGTTTTTACAACTGTGTTAGTACCCTGTCTTGATTCGACTTCACTTTGTAAATCTAACCTTGCTGGAACGTTTGATGATGAGTCTAACCAAATTTCATCTTGATTACCTCTTTCATCTACTGAATTACCAGATGTACGTTGTATTGTAATAGTGTCTATTAATAACCTACGAGGAAAACGTGCTGGCATTATACAAAGAACTGCCTTCTAAATGGTGCTAACAATGTTAAGTCGCTAGCTGTTAAGACTGTTGCAGCGTTTAGTGATAAACCTCCTGGGTAACTTATTGAATAGTCCCCTACTCTTTGGCTGTCAGATAGAACAAAGTTAGAAACATCAGATGAGGTTTGCCCTTTAATCTCTGCTGCTTCTTGTTGTGATGCAATTATTAATGTAGATTCCATAATCCTTGCTGCAGCTCTTTCAGTAACTGATTTAAATTGTATTGGTAATTCAGGATTGCTTCCAGAACCCCTTGCATAATAACCTGCGTTATAAGTAACAGTTATGTTTAAGGGTCTAGCATAAGACCATCTAGTGCCTATACGAGTAACTCTACCGTTAGAGTACTTAACAAAGTCTCTAGAGTTACCTTCTGATAGCGTTGTATCATCTTCTACTATTGATGTTATTGAGTTAACTGGAAGATGTGTTAAAAATATATCTTTGGTTTGGTCACCTGTAAAAGTTTCAGTTTGTGTTGTTTGTTCTACGTCATATCCAACATATTCCTTTATAGCAGCTTCTACAAGTGGAATGATGTTATCTGTAAGATGTGATTCTAAATTAGATGATATAGCAAATTGAACATACTGTTCTACGTTTGCAGCTGTACAGAAAGCCATAGGTTAGACCTCCTGTGTTACTTGTCTTCTGATTTAGATTCTTCTACTTTAACAGATTTATTTTCGACTGGTTTTTGTGCTTTTGCTTTTGCTGGGTCAGCTTTCTTAGCAGCAGGAGCTTTCTTTACTTCTAAAGCACCTTGCTCTTTTAGCCACTCAGTTGGATATTCTTTACCTGCTTTAGCAATTAAGTCTGCTTGAGCAACTGGTAAATCAGCTGGAACACCTTTCCAGATTTTTCCGTCAGGTAGTCTATAAACGTTCTCTTCTAATACTGTGTACATAATAATCTATCCTACCTTACTTTCTTGGCTTCTTTGGTTTTTTGTTATTCTTCTTCGGCTTTTTGTGGTAAGGCATCTTTCTCCTGTAAGGCTTCAGAATCCACATTTCTAAAGCTATCAATAATCTCTTGAGACTTATCGAAAAAATTTTTATTTCTTTTAATCATCCCAAAAGGGTTCAATCTTGTTCTTGGGTTTTGTTCCATCTTTACTCCTCTAAATGTTTTTGGGGGTAGTACGAACCACCCCCAAGAAACAAAGCTTAATTACATATTGGTAATTGAGCAGAATGCGGTTGGTCTATAAATAGCAAAACCTAAACGCATTGTCAATCTAATTGCCAATTGATTCTTCGCAAAGAAGTCACTATGACTATCAGATACAGCGAGGTCGACGTTTTCTCTCATTATTACTTGAGCAGCATCGCCACCGCCGAATTTACCTACTAACATTGTTCCAGCAGCAATTACTGTTGAAGGAACTACGTCAAGGCCCCAAAGTTTTGGAGCAGGTGAATCACCGAATCCACCAGCAACAACAAATAATGGGTTCTTGGAACCGCTTGTTGTTATGTCAGATACTGATGTAACTAGGTCATACCAGTCTGATGGGTGCATTACGATTGCATCTGGTTCTACAAATGCATCTTTTCTTATTTCTGTGATTGCTTGGTAAATTTGACCTAACTTCGCAAGTTCTCCACCGTAAGGTGCTGCGTAGTCAAATGTATTAATACCAGATTTGGCTAATACACCTGTCAAGTTAGGAGCTGAACCATCACCATTGATAAGTTGGTTGTCAAGATTCAATTTCATCATTGTTGATAAACGTGAGTTGACATATCCTTGAATACCAGCAACATCACTTAATAGCTCGTCAGTTACAGGCAAGAATGTAGCCATCTTTCTGATGGATTCTGTTCTTTCTGTAAATGCTAAGGCACCTTCATTAGATGAACTAATGTCAGCAGCTTCAGCAACTGAACCAGCATTGTTTGTGAATGTTGTCTCTTCGAGGTACACATATGCGTTTTGGCTTGTTTGAATTTGGTCAAACAATCCGATAACGCTATCTGGGTTACGAAGAGCAGTCTCTAGGATTCCTGGAGCTCTTAAGCTCTCAGGAGCGTATCCTGTTGTGTTCAAAGTTGTTTTAAATTCAACATTTGAATCTACACCTTTTACGCCATTTTCGTTGTATGCTTTATAAGCATCAGTTCCAACAAACATTTCTCCAATGGATTTTTTTCCACTTTCTTGAATGTCTGCATTTGGAATAGCGTTTACAGGTGCATCGTTAATTTCCATTGCTTTCTCGTTTTGAGCTTTAGCTTCTTCGATTTTTAAATCGTCAACAAGTCCAGCTAGTTCTGTGTTGAGACCTTTGATTTTCTCTTTGGCCTCAGCAGTGTACTTGCCGTCTACTTGTGAATCAAAAGCATTTTTTAACTCTTCACGGGATTTAGCAATTTCATTTTTGAGTTCTTTTGCTCTACTCATTATTTTGTTAATCTCCTGTTATATATTTGATTATTCTTCTATTAAATCGGCTTCTAAAGATTCAGCAATTAATGCTTGACCTTCAGCCCATAGTGCGTCTGATTCGTCGTCAGTAATCTCTTCTTCAGCAACTGTAGAGACTTCTTCCTCAGTATCAGCTGTAGCAGGAGCTAACTCCTCTTCAACCTCTTCCTCAGATTCTTCCTCTTCAATTACTTCAGGTTCGATAACTTCAACTGCATCAACAGATTCTTCTGTTGCTTCAGCTTCGACTTCTTCTTCAGCAGATGCTTCTTCATCAGCAGATTCCTCTACTTCAGTTTCTAGCTCTTCTACTGTAGCATTATCAATAGCACCGAATTCAGTAATGAATTCATCGACTTCAGACCAGGCATCTTGTAAATCTTCCTGAACCGCTCTTAAAGCGTCAGTAGCTTTCATACCTAATTTCCTTCCATCCTTAGCACGTAACATCGCAATGGCGGTAGCTCGTGCCATCAAGTCGTTGAATGCAGCAAGCACATCTTTGACTTGTTGTGAAAAAGAAACATTATCTTGTGTCTCTTCTTCTACACTTTCACTTACTTTGTAATAAGACTTACCTTCAGATTCGACAATTGTTATTGACTTACCTTCGGCTTCTGCTTCGGCTAACGCTTTTGCAGGGTCTTCATACACTTGTTCTAATACTTTTTCTGGCTTAGGCTCAACAAGATTATCCTTAGCCACTTTCATCTTCTCAGCTATTTCTCTCAACATATCAACCCACCATTGTGGTAAGTCTGCATCTTCATCTTTGGGAATTGCAGCAAGAATTTCTTTCATCTCTTCTGTAATATTTCCCAAGGCTTCCATAGCAGCATGTTGTTCTGTATGAGTCTTAGCTTCTTTCATGTCGTCAGCATCTTCACCGTTCATAGTATCTTCATATGCTTCATGTGTTTTACATGGCATATATATAGTTTTACCATCTTCGTCTATTGAGTGGATACCATCACAACCCATCTCTTTAGCTCTCTCCATAGCTTCACCAGGGTTATCAAATTTATCTTTGCCTACAGATGCTTTACCCTCTTCTGCTATTTCTTTTAATAAATCGTTATTAGATTTAATTGATAGTGTATAAGTATCCTGATTAGCACCTACTAGTACTGGAGATACTTCAAACACTGTTAAATCTTTTAGAAATCTTGCATCTACTTCTTCCTCTGATTTCATATCTTTATGCTTACCAAATTCAGAATCGTTGACTCTATATCCGAATGACCATTGTTGTAAGTCACCCATGTTTTTAACTAATTTATAGGCTTCCTGACCTGAGTCAGTATCCATAAAGAATTCTCCTACAAATGTAGCTTTGTCTCCATCTTCTCTGATGTAACCTTTTCCAATAGGCATGTCCCATTTATGAGCCCATACCATAGGTACATCACCAGACCTGAAACCTGATTTTATTGAACCTGGGAGAACAATGTCTCCATCGGAATCTAGATTATTGAAAACAGAAAAGACAGCAGAGACTTTACCTTCGGAGTCTTCGTCGAACTTAAAGTCTATATTTTTTACTTCTCTTTCTTGCATGCAAATGCTCCTCTGTAATTACAGTTATATAGGATTATTTTAAACAGAGGTCTCTGAATTTAGTGTCTTTTCTTTTGTGATATCTTGAATTACAGTTAGCTTTGATATTGGCATAGTTACTTGTCTATCTGTTTTTTTGTGTTTACCACTTTCTAATATAGCCCAAACTTGCATGGTAGCTTCTTTACCGTCTACCGAAACTACTACTCCGTGTACTGTTGAGGGTGGGTCGGGGTCCTTATTTATCGACCAACTGACAGATTGACCTACTCTAACGCTTGATGCTTTCTCCCCACTTTTCTTAGATGAGAGAGGGTGTGAAGAAGGCAGCAAGTCGGTATCGTATGGCTTTCTCTTAAACTTTCCAGTTCTTAATGCATGAAGGAACCCGTTAACTCTAGCTACGCCCCACTGGTCAGCAGATGTAACATTACCTCTTACTGAGCCAGGGTTTGTGCGATAAGCACCTACACCTCTATTGAACACAGCAACTAAAGTTCTAAGATTTGTTTTATGCTTAGGACTTCCTTCGTTATGTTCTTTTACCTTGTTGGTTAGTATCTTTCTGACATTAGCAGAAACTTTTGATGCAAATGCTTCATCGAGTATTTCATTTGCAACTTCTAAACTTTTCTTTCTTCTTCTGCGAACAAGTTCTTTTCTTTCACTAATAATTTTTTTCATAGCGGGAACACCTATGTTAGAAGCACCGCCCCATTTAATATTGGCAATAGTTCCATTTAATCTAGTGTTGCCTTGATGTCTTCCCATGTAACGTTCTCTTCTACGAACCCAGTTAAGAACTGATTCACTTCTGTCACCAGATTTATATTTAGCCCAATTTCTATAGGCATCATTACCAGTAAAAGAAGTAGGTGGATTACCACCATTACCAGCTAATCTCCATATCTCTGGCCAGTTTTCTTTTAAATCTTTTGCATAAGCAAATGGAAACTCTTTATATTTAGAATTACTTATTGATACTTTTTTGTCGTCACCT